ATGTGCGTCAGCAGTGGGTACATCCGAAACAGATTTAGTGACAAGCAATTCTGACGATGCTCTCATCGGAATTCGTGTAACTAATATTTTGACTGCCGCTGTTACATGCGATTGCTACATTGACAAAACGGGGTCAGGAACAGACTATCATATCTGTAAAAATTTGACTATTCCCCCAAGTTCTTCAGTAGAACTTATTCAGGGTGGTGCAAAGATTGTTATACAGACTACGGATGTTCTTAAAATTAAATCAAATACAGGCTCATCTCTCGATGTATGGGTTTCGTATGTAGATAGCATTTCTACGTAGGAGGAATCATGGCTGAAGTAGTTAATGGAAACCAGTACATAGGACAAGAAGCCGCAAAGGATGGGTTCTTTATTCATCAGGCTACTGTTGATGGAGATCACACCATTGAATCAGCCGTGCTTGCGGGGCCAGTTACTCTGACAGGAACCGTCACTGTAACTGGTACATTGGTGGTTGTATGAGTACCATAAATGTAAATACTCTTTCGCCGGAATCTGGCAATCAAACCGTTATTGAAGCATATGGTGAAGAAGTAAATGTCATTGGTGCTACAGGTGGAGGATCACAGGCTATTAACCTTGCTAGTGGAAATGTAGTCACCGCAACTGTCAATACTTCAGCCAATACCTTCACATTTACTAATCCACCCGCCTCTGGCAAGTGTGGATCGTTTACTCTGATCCTTACTAACGGTGGGTCACAGACTGTGAACTGGCCCGGAGCAGTAGATTGGGCTGGAGGTACTGCGCCAACTCTTACTACAGCAGGAATTGATGTGCTTACGTTTACCACTGTTGACGGCGGCACGATCTGGTACGGATTCCTCGCTGGCGCGGATATGAAGTAGATGCCATTAGGTGCAAACAAAGTAGCCCTCTATGGCGTAGCGGGAGTCGATAGCGGATCAGCCGTATTGTTGTCCACTGCGACAGCAAGCAGTAGCGCATCCATTGAGTTCACGTTGCCGACTGCTTATAAACAGGTAAATTTTCAATTTGTTGGTATTCACCCAAGCACTACTGCTGCTTTTATGTTTCAAGCAAGTACAGACGGCTCAAGTTATGGAGTGACTACAACCAATACATATTTTCGTGCTTACCACACGCAAGAAGATTCAACCGCACTTTTAGGATATACGACAGGCAGAGACTTAGCGCAAAGCACTTCAAATATTACTATCGGCTTTGATGTTGGAATGGGAAACAGCGACGAATGTGCAAATGGATGTTTAACACTTTTCAATCCTAAAAGCACAACTTACGTTAAGCATTATTATTCAAGAACATCATTACAGCAAGATTCTAATGCGGCGTTTGATGGCTATTTGGGTGGTTATTTCAATACAACTTCTGCGCTTTCATCAGTTAAGTTCTTGATGGACACCGGCAATATTGATGAAGGCACGATCAAGATGTGGGGGATTAAGTAATGAGTGATGACTGGAAACTACTCAATACCTCCACAGCATCTGGCGCGGCAAATGTCGAGTTTACTGACCTGACTGGCTACAAGATATTTAAGTTTGTGTTTATTGATGTGAATCCGGCGACAAATGGTGCAAATCTCGTTTTTGATTGCTCTGTTTCAAGTTCTTACGGCACAACAAAAACAACAACATTTTTTTGGGCAAAACATTTAGAAAATGATTCATCTGCCGGTTTGGAATATGTTGCATCTTATGACTTAGCGCAATCAACAAGCAACCAAATTCTTTGTGGAGGTATCGGTAACGGCGCAGATGAGTGCGCGGCGGGAGAGTTATTGCTGTTCAATCCGACAAGCACAACTTATGTAAAACATTTTTATTCAACCTCTAATCAATTTGAGTATGGAGGTTATTCAATTAACAATTATGTTGCGGGATATTTCAATACAACTAGCGCATTAGATAAATGCAAAATGTTGATGTCAAGCGGCAACTTTGACGGCGTAATAAAACAATACGGACTGGTGGCATCATGAGCGGAAAATTAACACTCATCTCATCAGCCACGGCATCAGGCGCGTCAAGCGTGGAGTTCACTAGCGGGATCGACTCTACCTATGACGAGTATGTTTTTTATTTTGTGGATATAAATCCGGCTACGGATGATAAATATTTTACGTTTCAAGTAAATGCGTCTGGTGGGTCTGGATTCAACGAAACCATGACTACTACATGGTTTGACGCTAATCATCTTGAATCTGGTGCAAGTGGTGCGGTCTCTTATGGGGCTTGGGCAGATCAAGCGCAAGGAACAGGTTATCAATACCTAACGGAAAGTGTCGGTAATGGTGCTGATGAATGTTGCGCGGGAGAACTTCATCTTTTTTCCCCAAGTTCAACGTCTAAAGTTAAACATTTTTATTCAAAATTTAATACCTATAGACATTCATCTGGGTCAAACAATACGTTTGTCGCGGGGTATATAAACACGACCTCTGCCATTGATGAAATATCTTTTAAGCAATCGTCTGGCAACTTTGACGGCAATATATATCTTTACGGAGTAGGTTAATGCATAAAATAGTAAACGGTCAGCGCGTAGAACTTACCGACGCTGAAGTAGAACAACGCGAAGCGGAAGAAGCGGCATGGGACGCGGGTGCGTTTGATCGCTCTATTGCTAATCTCCGCTCCGATAGGGACAGAAGGCTTGCTCAGACAGACTGGTACGCACTGCAAGACGTAACCATGTCAGACGCAATGCAAGATTATCGTAAGGCTTTGCGAGATATTACTAACGGCTTAACAACTGTAGAAGAAGTGGAGGCGGTTACTTGGCCGACTAAACCATGAGTAGCGAAATTAAAGCCAACAAGATCAGCCCTGCTACAGGGACTGCATTTACGCTAGGAGACTCTGGCGATACGTTTTCTTCTCCATCTGGCGCGACACTAGATGTGAATGGAACGCTAGACGTTACTGGCGCAACCGTAACAGGTCTGTCAGCGGGGAAGGTGCTTCAGTACGTCACAACAGAGGGGTACTCTGGAGCAATTTCGGTCGATAACAACACAACTCCCGCATCTGCCGGATCAACATTCTTGGTGAGCATCACTCCGTCAGCAACGAGTTCCAAAATCTTGATCCAATTCGGATCGTCCGCTGGCGGCACTCAAGCCAATTCCTATGCCGGATTAGCGAAACTTTATAGGCAGATTGCAAGCGGCAGTTATTCTTCTATCAATACTGAATCGCTCATTAATATAAACACACAGGCAAGTCATCGGATGCCTTGGGGATCAAGTTACACGGATTCCCCATCAACTACGAGTGCCTGTAATTATCAGTTATACGTTTATACAGCAGGGAATAACGTCGCATATTTTACCGAAAGTGATTCTTACCGATTTATTCGCGCATGGGAGATAGGAGCATGATTACTACTGTTGACGCAATACGCTCTCTTACCCCCGGCGCAAGTTACGCCATCATTGATGACGAGATTGTCTGGAGCAGTCCTGACATTACGCAACCTACACAAGCAGAAATCGACGCAGAAATCGCAAGGCTACAAGTAGAGCAAGAAGCGGAAGTTGTACAAAAAGCCGCAGACAAAGCATCTGGTAACGCAAAACTAAAAGCGTTGGGCCTTACTGATGCAGAGATTGAGGCAATAACATGAGTACATTAAAAGTAAATGCAATGGAGCCTCGTACCAGTGGCGCTACTATAGCAGTAAGCGCAACATCTGGAAATATAACTACACTAACTTCAGCGGCAAGCATTACCATTAACTTATCTAATAGTAATAACTTTAAAGTTACTCTAGGACACAACGCTACGTTCCAGAATCCTACTAGTATTACAGCAGGACAAACAGGTTCTATCTTTATTACTCAAGATGGGACTGGATCGAGAACTGGAAGTTGGGGTTCTTACTGGGATTTTATAGGAGGCACTGCACCAACCCTGACCACTACGGCGGCAGGAGTAGATCGTATTGACTATGTTGTATTAGATAGTACCAACATCCAAGCGGTAGCAACTCTTAATTATTCATGACAGGATTAACTGGCAACAATGCTATAACGGGGGCGGGCTACAGAAAGAATCAGCCTCCTTATGAGATCGACCAGTCGTTGCGGTTTGAGGATGGTGGCCCTGCTTATCTGAGTAGGACTCCAAGCAGTGCAGGCAATCGCAAAACTTGGACTTGGAGCAGTTGGGTAAAGCGTGGGAATTTAGGCTCAATTCAAAACATATTTGCTTTTGG